ATCCTTTCTTAAAGGACTTTGGATAAAGCATGGTAATTTACTGACACCTAGATAGTGCCATACCAAAGCTGCATCAGAAACCTTTTCTTGGACTTCTTTAAAAGATACAGAATTTTTTCCTTTGCTGACCATTATATTAATACTTTAGAAATTGGGTTACCAAGGAGTAGTACTTGTAAACATACCCTCATTCTCAGATACTGAAGGCATCTGAGCATTAGAAGGTTGTTCAAAGCTTGTAGGAGTCACACTATATTCATGCAACTCACTACATTCAAATTCAGTGGTAGCCAAACTGCCATTAGCTTTAGCAGAAGCAATATCTTTGTCAAGCTTGCTATAGTTGCTAATGCTATTTTTCAAGAACATTCTAGTATAAGCAGCTTGATATTGCTTATTGTCTTCAGTAGTTCTGACTCCATAGGCAATCTTTACCTCATTATTAGGCTGATAGCCGAAGATTTCTTTCAATTCAGTGAAATCACCCTTGAAATAATCTTCAATATGGTCTGGCATAACTTCTGCATCAGAAGGATTATCAATAACCCCTACAACCTTACCATTATCCCATTTCTCCACAGTAGAGATATTCAAATAGGCTCTAATAAGTTCAGTAAGCTCTTCAAGACCATCATAGGCAAGAATATAATTCTTGTCAATATTAGCAGGCATGGTGCCACCCTCTTTAGTTTGATAGGTAGGAATGGCTTTCTTTTCAATGTCCTCCTTAGAAGCCCAAGCAGTCCTACCATACTTATCAATAATTTGATAAGTCCCATGAGCCTTACTATATCTGTAAGACTTTCTAAGGAAGATGGTAACAGGAATCAAAGCATCAATAGGTTGATTCTTGTTATCCATATACTTCTCAGGATTAGGTTTGCACCAAAAGACAAGTCTTGCTTGAGTAACCTGCTTTTTATCTATTTCAATATTACTGATATACTCAGGAGCTTTATCAAGAGTTCTACCTGTGAGGCTCTCAAGTTCTGCCTTAGTAGGATTTACAGCCTTAATAAAAGAGCTACCTACTCCAATATAAAACTTACGGGAAAATCCCTCAGTACTTGCTTGACCTTTACTTACTGCCATTATTCAGTGGGTTTTACGGGTTCTTGATTAGTTTCTTCAATTGGTTGCTCCTCTTCTGTGGGAGGAATAACAGTTTCGGGGTATCTGAGCTCCCACTTAGTGACTTTAATAGGTTTGCCATCTTTGTCAGTCTTACCAGTGTTGATAACATTTCTGATAATCAGGTCTTCAACACCATAACCACCAGTGACTTCCTTGATATGACCATCAAGTGCGCTGATTTGAGCATCAAGTTCAACAATTCTGGCTTGTTCTTCTGCAATGCTCTTCTGGAGCTTCTGTTTTTCTTTTACAGCAGGACTAACCATTTGAGCAGTCCTCTTCAAATTTGCGACAAAAAACTTGTCAAATTTCTTTTCAGTATTTTCCATAATGTTAATTAAATTTTTTACGGGAATATCCCATATAACGGTTATTGTTAGTTTTTATTGTTTATTTTAAGAAAATCTGTGACATATCTACTTTAATGTTGTTATTATCATCAGACTTTGCCACAACAAATTTCTTACCTCTTAGATGTAAAGGTCTAGCTTCTCTGATGGTATTATCACCACCTTCAAAAGAAATGATTGTTTCTTTGCCAGACCTATAGATATATCCTATTGCATCTGCTTCACCACAGATAATGTCACCTAATTTACCTGCTAAATCCACTGACATTTCAGACATTTCTTCACCATTCTTTTGGATTTGTTTGTCTTTAACATGTCCTACTAAAATCAGTGTTTCACAGTAAGGTTTAAACATATCTACAAGCTCTCTAACTGCTTGGCGTAGATATAGATAACCTGCCCCGTTGGGCAACATTCTAACATCTGCTTTAGGGTCAGGAATGGATTTACCATTCTTATCCTTGGCATTCATTAGAGGATTCTTTGGGTCTTTCAATAAACCCCAAGACTGCCCTAGTGGAGTGTTTCTATACTTAGCTGCTGCATAAGGAAGAGCCATTTCTTCCAGTCTTGTAGCATTGTCAATAGTAATAAATCTATAAGGACATTTATTGTCCTTCAATGCTTTCTCATACAAAGCTTGTCTTATTTCAAACAAAGCATTTGCATTGAATGCAGGAACAGACATGACTGATAAAGCTCTATAGCCATCCTCCAAGTCTATAATAAGATTGTCATCAAGTGAAGCCATTAAAGTAGATTTCATACTACTACTAGTTTCCTAGCCATTACTGTTTGTAGTCTGGACTATGTCTTCATCCTATTAGTTTACAATAGGAGCACCTGCATCTAGTCTCTAGGGCTGAATCTATACTTAAAGTATAGCCTATGCCTCCTCAAGTTGCCATGCACATTTCAGTGTTTAGGTTTCGAGGATATTCAGGTGTTATAATACATTTAATTACTCAAACGCACGGCAAATAATATATTTATCATATTTTCTTTGTAAATAGACAGATGCTTCATCATAAATATAATGTAGAAAAGCATAAGAATCTTTTATATTGAAATAGATATAGTAGTTATTAGAAGAATTATTCTTACACTTTTTAATAATAGGAGTACCCATATGTAAATGTTCTTTCAATGAAGTTAAGAATTCTAGTGTTCCTAATATTCTAACATCAGGTTTTTCAGAATTTACATTATGTTTTAATGATATACTACCGTCTCCATCAAAGTACCCTCTAATAAAGTGTTTAATTAAAGGTTCTGGAACCTCAGTAGGAAATTTCAATGTTAATGATTTCCTATGAGTACATCCTAAAACTATTAAATCTTCAACTACCTTTCTGCTTCCAAATATAATTCTATAAGCTTTTTGATTACTTCTATATTTAGGATTCTTATCCCATCCTAGAAAAGTCTTAAATTTCATAAGATGTTCCAAATCATCCTCTTTTAAAGTTAATTCAACTCTTTGTGATTTCTTAAATTTATATACAGAACCATCTGCAAATAAGAAACCTAACCAATAAGCTTTTTCCTCTGTATTAATATTCTCAAACAAAGTATCATTCACATGACTTTTTCTTGAGTATATATCAATGCCTTTTGCTAACATATAACCAGATAAAAAGTTTCTGGCTACTTTATATTTACTACTTAACTCTCTTAAGGTGAGATTACTACTACAATAATCTTGTATAGCATTATCACATCTTTCTATTACTTCTTTTGCTATCATAATATTTCTATTTTACGATGCAAAGATACGAAAAATTTTTTAAATATACAAATTTTACCACTTTTGGGCTTCCCAAATAGCACAAGTAGTCTTGGGTTGTACTGTTGAGCTTCACGTCTTTGTGTTGGAAGTTCTATCGACATAAATTATAATTAATGTAATGAATTGACATACTGGTAAACAGAGGACATTTCCCCTGTTTGGCTTGGTCTTGGCAATTCTGACCAAGTACATGTAGCTCCATCAAAGAACAAACCTATGATTCCACCAAGCTCTCCATCCCTGTTAATGAGGATTTCGAGGGTTCTAAAGTGGTCTTTTAACTTCTTTATATCATATCCTACACCATGTTCATCAGACAGATATGTATCTAAGCCAAACTTAAAGGGGCTAAATATACCAAGAGCAATATTGCAGTCTCTTCCAGGATACTTGCTGTCACCCAATCCTGATATACTAGGTCTAGTCCTATTCAACTTGACATTCTCTATATTCTCATTCTCAACACTTTGTTGCTGAATGACAATAGGAGACATGCCATAATTGTTTCTCAAGTATTTAGCTAGATATTCACTTAGCTTATCAATGGTTTGTTTCTTTGTATAACCTCTTTCAGAATCAACTAAGTTAATAGTATCAATCAAAGGCATAACATACTCATTAGGATTATTTGGTTCATAGAAATCAAATGCTTGAGTTTCCTGTAATTGACCAAATTCATCCTTATACTTAGCTGGTTTAGTGTGAACTTTACCATGTTCCTCAGCATATTGCTTACAGAACTTGTAAATACCAGTTGGATTTGACTCTGATGAAAATATGATATGCTCTTCAAAATAATCTATTATCTTGATTAAATCTTCTCCTTCCAAAAGACTAAGTACTTCTTCAGGAAGAGGTTTATTGTTATTGGAACTCCTTAAGTCAGAAGGACTAATTCTGTATCCTTTAGCTTTCATCAAAAGCCAAGAATACATCCTAGTCATAATTCTCTGTGGAGTTTCCTCAAGTGGGAAATAGAGTATCTTCATAGACACTCCTGTTCTCTTCTCATTATAATAGCAATACAACAATGCTTCAAAGAGAAGATAACTTACAAGCTGACTCTTACCTCCTTTAGTATCCTACCACACTATGTTACCATAGCCAACTAAGGTCTACTCTGGCGTTGGGCTATTACTACCCCTGGGATTCAAACCCAGTATTCATGCTATTTGCATCTTACTTAGTTGTTGTGGTCTGGACTGACTCTTTACCATATTGAAAATTCTTGCAAGTGTCCATCTGTGGTCATCTTCCCTACAGATTTCTAATTTCAACTTAGGTATCTCCCGTTCAGTCTCTACACGATTATAAGACTTCTACTTAATCCAATATAACTGATTGTTCATTAATCTTATTTTCGCTCGGCATAGTCCTCCAACATTATTGATTAGTGCTCCTGACCTGTTTATTTGACTTTTTACACAGGAATTTTACCACAGGTTAAGGATTTCCACCGAATTTAGGAGATTCTACTATGGGATTTCTCGCCATAGCACTCAAATATTTTAAGAAGTAAAGAGATAATAAGTTGCTTGTTCCCAACCAAGGAAGTCATTGGAGAACCTAGCAAAAGGTGATGGAATGGTATTAATACCACCATCAAGTAACCTTTGTCTTCTGACTTTTAATGATTGAATGGTATCCTCTCTTAAACTCATCTCACACTATCCATCCAATTCATATTAGTTTCAGAACTCTCCTTATTCTCAAGGTAGCTTAAGAATTGGGAATTTTCTTCACCTGTGATAAGATTCTTCTTCATAAGAAAATACTTAAGAAGCTGCATATATCTATAATCCCCATTAAAAGAACTAACATATCTTTGAGTAGCTTCCACAGCCTCATCATCAGTAAAAGAGACATTGTATTTCTTTACAATAGCCTTTAGCCTTTTAGCTATGAGTGCTTTACTGTCTCTCCACATATAATTAGTTCCTTCTTTTCTACCTTTTGGGAATATATTTATAAGCTTCTCTGCAAGATTTGTATATCTTACATCATCATTGCCTTTGTCAGTAAATTCACTATTAAGAAGAATGTTTTCAACAAATTCAATTCCTGTAGGAGTTAATCTAGGATTAATAGGCTGTTTCATTAAATCAAACCCATCATATTCAATTAATCCCCTAGAACATACATCTTGAAAAGTATCAGGAGAAATTATTTTACCAGAATAAAGAGATAATGAAAAGAATAAGGTATCTATAGGAATATTTTCTTTCTTGCATTCATCTAAGTTAATGCAATATTTCATTTTATACTCCTTTAATTATTCTTTTCTCTCTTTCAAATCTTGCTTGGAATGTGTCAATACTCCTATTCAACTCCTCTTCAAGACTTTCTTTTGCAACCAATGCAATATGTCTTCCAACAACACAAGCTCTAGCCATAGCTCTTGCTCTAGCTACTTTATTACCAAGAATTTGGTCAGGCTCATCCCCCTCATGTCTGATAGTTTTACCAGATACACCAAGGATAAAAGCAGGATTTGCTTTGCTGAAATTAAACTCAATACTGACATCAGGAAAGGATTTCTTGAGCTTTTCAATCTTTTTCAATGCCCTCTCAGTGATAGAAATATCAGTGAGAGAATGCCAAGGAATAGCATACTTTCCTTTCATAATAGTAGTGTCCTCAACTTTACCAGTTTCTTTGTTAGTTGCTTGGTAATGTACAAACTGAGGTTCACACACTCTTACAAGGAACTTTTTTCTTCTTTTACTCATAATGTTAATTGATTTAAGTTTGTTATAGTTGTTACCAACTCTGGGTTATAGTCTTCAATCATTTTACCAACAATCTCCTCATCCCTAGTGTTCTTAAAGTAAGGGATGATAAGAATAGGTTCAGGATGTCTCAACAATCTGCCTAACTTTTGGGTTATCATTCTATCTGAGCTATTGAGAGTAGCATAAACTCCAACTCTACAATTAGTGAGATTGACGCCTTCATCAAGCATATTGCAGGCTGTTATGTGATTAATTTTTCCCTTATTAAACTTTTCTAAGTTTTCTTCGGAGTCTTTATTCTTACTGTTTACACAATACTTTCCAAGTTCTTCAGTTTGGGAAATTCCATTGCAGAAAGTGAGGGTTCTTTGGTCTTGAAGGTAGTTTTCAAGAAGAATTTCAACAAAGCCTGTTTTTTGTTCACTAAGCCATTTCAACCTTATGCCACTTTCTTGCAAAAACTTATTCTTAAAGACTTCTATAAACATTTTCCTTTTATACCAAGCAATTTTGGAAGATATATCATCATAGTATTGCTGTTGTGTGCACTCTATGACAATTCTTCTATTCTTGATTTTAGAATAAGCAAACCTTTGGGAATATGGAATCCGTAATTCAACCTTTTGAGATTTGTTTTTAACTATTGTATAGTTTGCTCTTGTATTGTCAAGCTGCAATGGTATAAGGTACACTTTAGGGTCAGGGAGAATTTCTTCTTGTATTGCAGTTCTTGCTGTTATATGAAATACTTCCAAATCTGCAAACAAGCTTTTCAATTCGTACCTCATATTCCTACCTACTGTGGCAGATAGCAATAAGGTATATGAGGATAGGAAATCTTCAAAAGCATCTCTACATCTCTCTGAGAAATGATGAGCTTCATCAAAAATAATCATATCATAGATACCTACTTTTTTTGGGAAAGATACATAAGTAACAAATTCTACATAAGGAAGATAGTTTGCTTTCCCCCATTTGACAAATTCACTTTCCCAGTTTGATATGAGAACTAGTCTAGGAACTACAATAAGAATGTGAAGATTTTCATGTACATCTATCAAATGTTTTAACTTACTATCCATATAGTCCAAGGCTATCTTGGATTTACCCACTCCAGTAGGAAGCTCACAAAGTATTGAGTGACTTGTGGCACTGAGAACTTGGTCTCTTATATCGTCTCTATTCATTTTATTTTTCTAATATAGTCAGTATCTTCTGCATATATTCTCATGGCTTTGAGGTACTCTTCTTCACTTGGTTTTTCATTACCAAATCTAAATATATCCCAAAGTAATCTATCTAATGCAGATAAACACCAATTGTCATAAAAACCATAACCATTTCTACCACCACGTTGAGTAGTAGGTCTTGAATGTACCTCTTTCATCCCATAGATATTATTATTATTTCTACAGAGGTTACTATTATAATTACTACTTTCAAGTTTTGCTTGTTTGAGGAGTATATCAGGATACCAAGCACCATTTTCTTTTAGTAATTCATACAATGTTGAATCAGTGAGTTTTTCAGGAGTATGAATAAACCAAAACCCTATACTGTATTCAAGTGAAAGAATTGCTTCTTGCTCAATAAGTTCCACCTTATACTTTTCATTTTCCTCCTTAAAGTGCTCTAAGTTATCCCCTAGGATGCCAATAAAAATAATACTTATTACAAAAAGAATACTTGCAATAAAGAAAGCTTTATTAGCTTTAGCCAATTCTTTCTGTAAATGTTGTATGAGTTGCTTATCATTCAAAGGCTCTATAGGTGCAGATTTAATCTTACTTTTCATACTTAATACTTTTATTATGTCATTTATCATACTTTTAAATTTTATTTAGAGTTAGGAGTGAGATTTGAACTCACATTACAAGTTTTGTGAACCTGCCCCTTAGCCATTTGGGTATCCTAACTACCAATAAGTATAACAGAAATTAATCTGTCATGCCATTAATTACTTTACAGGAATTTCTTCATTGAGATATTCATTAATCTCATTGATTGTATCAAGTCCTTCCTGGATTTCTTTCTTGCGATTGATACAATTTTGTAGCTTTGTAATGACATCGTTGACATCAACGTCATTCTGAGTGAGTTCTTCAACAGCAGCAGTCATTTTGTCTTCAATAGCAAGGAGTTCAGTTTCTGCATTGAGTTTAGCATTGTCAAGACTGTTTTTAACACGCTTAACCTTGTTGTTAAGTTTGACCTCTTCCATTTTACTTTGTAGAATAGCAATTATACGTTTCATTTGTTTGAATTTTTAGTTATTAATAATTGAAATTTAATTGATAGTGTTTCTTTGTTGGAAACAAATTTAATTCTGATATAGGTTTTGATTCTGATTCTGATTCTGACTCTGGATTTAAAGGTGCCTTATGCTCTATATTTTTGAGGAGTCTTAAAGCTTCCTTATCTCCTACTTTAAAATCAGAATCTGTTATAGCACGCTTATTACCAAACTTCTTAATACATTCTTGGTCAAGGGCTATTATCAATTTTAATAAATCTTCCTTGCTTTTGAGTTCAGGAAAGATTCCATCAGTAACATAGCCAACAACATCCTTGACAAAGTATGGCTTGCAGTCAAGAATATTCAATACTTTGAAAATAGTATCATTGGCTCTTTTATCACAAATGTTCAAATAGATTTTAGTATTGCTTGAACAGACTTTATAGATAAGAGTTTCTGTAGGCAAACGTATGCTAACAGTTTCTCCATCATTTAGACTTGTAACTTTAAAATATTGCAAATAGTCTTGTAAGACTTTTGGTATTTCACACATAATTAATAGTATTTTACATTTCTATTGTTTGATATTTTTAAGATTTCACACTTCTATTTGAAGCTCTGCCTAAAGCTTTATATGCCTTTCTCAAAGCTTCAATTTCACTAGGCTTCATATACTTGCATTCACCATATTCTTCCTCAAATAGATAGGAGGTTATATTGCTTGCAAGTTTTAATGCTCTAGGCATTTTACTCTTTGAATTAGTTATTCTTATACTGCTCATACATTTTGTTTTTGTTATTAACCAAAACAAACATACCAATCTCCATAAATTAGTATGTCCAATTCTAATGTTTCAATAGGAGGAAACTCTCTTACTCTTGCAAAAGATTCTGTTTTCTCTGACCAAAAATAAGGAGCCATTATGACTACATCAGATGTCTTCTCCAAATGCATCCAAACATTATCACTCCATCTATTGCACCTAATGAAAGTCCTACGAGTAGCATCCTCTAAATAAGGAGCTATCTCTGAAAATGAATTAATTTTTTGTACTTTCATATTCTTGTTGGTTATTTTAATAGCATAAAAATAAAAAAAGCAGAAGAAACCTATAATAGGCTTCTCCTGCTTAATTTGGTGGTGGTGTTAGTCATCAAGCACCATATAGGTTTCCATCATACCACCTAAAGCCGCACAGATACCTCTGAGATGCCATTCCAATCTTTCAGTCTGAGACATTTCAAGCCAAGCTTGTTTCTTAGGAGAAACATCTGTGTACTTGAATACCTCCTTGCCAGACTTTGTGGTAATCTTAGGAGGCTTGAAGCCTTTTGGAGCATGGAAAGCTTCAGGAACAGAAGCACTGATATAGTTATCATATGCTTCTTGGCAGATGTTAAGCCTTCTTGTGGCGGGATAAGATTTTCTTGTGCTAACTGTAATGGTAACAGGTCTACCATCAAGAGGGTCTACCTCTATTTGGAACCTATCTGTCTTTGCAGGGTCAGGTTCTATCACAGTATGCCATACTGGATTACCCTTCTTGTCAATTACCTGCTCATTAGCATTTTTACCCTTCATAAGAGGTTTTCTTACTTTCCTTAAGCATTCCTGCTCACTCATCATGGTTCTTCCTGGAAGAGCCATGACAAGATTTACTTTAGTTTCATACATTTTATTGAGAAAATTGTTTAAAAGGTTCTTAAAAAAAGGCAGTATATTCAAGATATACTGCCACAGTAAAGAAAATGTCAAGAAATCAGCAATTTGCGGGGGAGGTTGGACTCGAACCAATAGACTTTTTATTATCAGTGAAATGCTTTACCCATTGAAGTAACCCTACCATAACACCACTAACTAAAGGGAACAAATGGTAGGGGATAAACTTGCTTATTAAGCTACTCCCCCAAATGACTTTTCTTTTATTTGCAGGTAAATTTGTAGATGAATCTACTTGTATATTCATCAATCATATTCCAAATTTCTTCATCAGCATGTTTTATTAATTTAGCATCATTCAATGAATACCAAGAACACGCATTTACAATTTTATTATTTTCCACTATGAAAATAGCATAGTTATTAGCTCCTTCTTTGCTTGCACTTCCATGTGTGTAATACAGTAAATTATATGAACCCTCTACTATGCAAGTACTTCCATTTGGAAGTTTGACTAAATCACCTGTATGAAAAATAGATTTAATGATTTCCATGTTTTTTTTTCTTTAATATAATAATGTGCGGAGAATTGGACTCGAACCAATAACACTGGGAACCCTATTCCTGAAGTAACTCTGAAACACACCACAATTAGGGAACATTTATCAGAGTACAAAACCATGCTCTACCAATTGAGCTATCTCCGCAGTTTGCCCTTTAAGGATAGGGCATATCCATTACATCACACCACTGTCAATGTATCAGCATACACATCAGTATAATACTCAAAACCCCGCAAAAATGAGTTTACACTATTGTCCATCCGTGGTGTGTTAGAGTTACTCTTCAAAGAGATTAGCCAGACCTTCGTAACCAGCTATAAAAGTAAGGAAATTCTCACTAAAACCAGTTACTTCAGCAGTCCAAATACCCTTGTAGCAAATGCCTCTCTTTTCAGAGGAAACATCTACAATGTAGTTGTACTTGCCATAAGGTTTAGGCAAGGCTTTGTTGTAAATATCACAATCCTGTGAATCTGAGAAGATAATAATCCTATCAAATTCACCATGAATGAATTTTTTACACCATTCAAGACATTGCCTAGTGAAAATTCCTCCACCTCCAAGATGGCGAGCACAATCTTTAATTTGACCTATAATATCAAAACCTTTGCTAGGATATTTGATATGTTCAGTCTTATGTGTTCTTGAAGCATCACTACCAGCAGTACACACAAGCTCAAAGTCTTCACATTGATTGGCTGCAAGCATTGCCATTGCAGCAGCTGCATCTAATCTAGTATACTTAGACTTTGAACTATAATGGGCACCCATAGAACCTGACACATCTACTATGAAGAGAGTTCTTCCTGGTAACTTAGGCAAATTCTTATAGGATTCTATCATAGCATCCTCAATTTGCCTCTTAAACTCAGGAGTATTATCAGCAGCCTGCAAGAAGTTCATAGGAAGTAACATTGAGGATTTAAGTTCTCTCAAACCCTTCTCAATCACTTTCTTATCAACTCCTGCCTGTACCATATTCCTAAGGTTTCTCAGCATGGCAAGACCACCAATTTTACCTTCCTCAATGAGTTTAGTCCAAGTGGCTTTCTTGTCTTCACCTCTACTAAGCATCACCTCCCAAGTCTCAGGCACAGTGAGAGACCTTGATGCAATCTTTGCAAAGAGATTGGTCTCATACTCATTTCTTGGTTTGGGGTGAACCAAAAACATTACATCTCTTAACTTAATAGCACTATTTCTGTCATATTTGGCAAACTTGTACTCATTAAAGTTATGAAATGCAGCAGCAAGACCTTTCTTTGCACACTTGGCAATAGGAGTTTTCTTCTTATTCCAATAGATTGCAAGGAAATCAGTGAGCATATCAGCTCTAGTGATAATCCTAGGGAGTATCTCAGGAACATACTCCTTAGTCTTGTCATATTTGCACATCTCTGATGCAAGAAACAATGGAGTATGTCTGAGTTTCTGTACTAATCTAGCTTCTTCAGCAAGGTTAGCAACATCTTTAGCTTGACACAATGGGATGAGCCTCTTAATGGTAGTTGCGGTAGCTTCACCATCAACATAGGCATTGTCCTCCCATAACAAGTTGGCAAGTACAACCCTTCTTAAAAGAGCTATAGGTTTCTGAATGGCAGCAGCCATACCAGCACCACCAGCCAATCTTACATTGGCATCAGCCTTTGGTTTAGGCTTTGTGTTGGGGTTAATTTTTGACATATCTTTTTTCTTTTGTTAATTATTTGATATTCAAGTGATTAAGTGGAGATGTGGGGAATCGAACCCCAGTCCAAATAACTCAGAATAAGAAACTTTCATACACGCTTTAACTATTTAATGCATAGTTACATTGGGGCTGTCCTAAGACAGCAGTTCCACCAGCTTGTTATATGACACAAGCAAACATTACACTCTCACATATTCCATTATTTTGGCCCAGTTATTGAGTGTGGTTTTTTATGCAGTTTTCTGTTTCCAAGCTACTGCACTAGCTCAGACCTTAAGCAACGAGTCTAATTTCAGCTCTGCTATAGTCAGGCACAAAATTAATTGTATTGCCAGTTATCTTTTGCTATTTAAAGCATAGCTGCATTGCGTGATTTCTTACCCCTCCTTACCTGTCAAAAGCCAAGTCATCCCCATATTAAAAAGCAAAGGGAATTGATGACAGAGTACGGTTTATTTATCAAATCTAGGACTCGAACCTAGGACTTAAAGAACCAAAATCTTTCATACTAACCACTGTATTAATTTGATGAAGTAACTCTGTCTATACACCACTTTGCTTATTCCTTGCAAATGGTCTTGAAGAGGATATAATTAGCTCAGATTTCTCAACCACAATCAAGTGTGAGAATTTCTAAGCCATTTATAATCCCTTCAAGACCATAAATTACATTTATACTATATAACAAGTATTTTTATCTCCTTTCCATCTATTACTGTGGTCTCTTCTTCTACATTTATTATATAGTTGTAAGGACCCCAGTCCATATTACCAGCACGAATACCTATTATAAGATTATCAGGGAATTGCTTTAATTTTTCTTGTAATTCCTTGTTTGTCATCTGAGGAGTATTTAGAATTTTTGTCATGCTACTATGTTTTTATTTTATTTTGGTTAAACTAAATTTTCTAAACAATATTTAATTGCTGCTTCACAAGCCCCTTCATAATTAGAAAAGTCCTCTTTAACTGGGTAGACATTAACATCGTCTTTTATATCTTGAATATCTGCTAACCAGCAAGATGTCTCTCTAATAACATCTATATGAATAAAAAGTCCGTGAATATTCCTCAACCACTTCATTACCATTTGAATGGTTGGTGCTGATATAAGAGTAGAAGGTTTATCATTTATTAGGCAGTGATTCCAATCTTCATCCCAACCACTCCAAGATGCTAACTTTAGTTCTTTATTTTGGTAATAAAACCAAGTTGGTACATTAAATCCTTTTTCTTTAAGAAGTTTTGCAACTTCAAAAGAAACATAATCTTCTGTAATCATACTAATAATCAATTAAGTTTTCTACAAACAAATCTCCTTTTGCCACTTCTTGTAGGTCATGTATACTCCCTTTAAAGGCTATAATATAGCCAATATCAGGAGCATCACACCCTACAAAATGCCTTTTATAATTAGGGTCTAGTTGATAATTAATACCAAGAGACTTACAAAGCTTCTCAAAGTTTACCTTACTATCAAATGTATTTGTAAATTCTACTTTCATTTTTCCATATTTTAATGTTAGTTATCCTACAAGGATTCGAACCTTGAATTTCAGAACCAAAATCTGATGTGTTACCATTACACCATAGGACAATATAACAAGGATTTAACTAAGAAATCCTTGCTGCAACCAAAATTATGACATTAGTACTGCGTAGGAGACTCGAACTCCTAATTGCCAGACTGAAAATCTGGTGACTTAACCAATTTGTCTAACGCAGCATAAAATAAAATTAGTGGTCTCTATAGGAATTGAACCTATACTCTTCTGATTAGTTATTTTTTCCAATGAGATTTGATACCTCCACATTTTCTTGAACAACATGGATTAGGTTGAAATGGTAAATTTCTTTTAGAAAATAAAAATTCTTGTCCACAAACAGGGCATTTTAAAAGAACCATTTCTCTATGAATAGGTTTCTTTGCATTATTAAGTTTCCTAGAGATAACTTGCAAATTCTCTATTCTATCATCCATTTTATCATTATTGATATGGTCTACCTATTTATACTTACATATAAAGTAATAAACCCTTTTTCTTTGTAATAATCGGAAATTTCTTGTTTCATATGTCCAAGTGGTTGGACTTGAACCAACGACTTGATGCTTATAAGGCATCTACTCTAACCACTGAGTTACACTTGGATAATCTAATCAGTTGCTCTAACCAACTGAGCTAAGGGACCATTGGAAATTAGTAGGGTAGACTGGACTCGAACCAGCGATTTCTACATCCCAAATGTAGTGCCTTAACCAACTGGGCTACTACCCTAGAGTGCTTAGTATAGCATGTAAATTCTCCTAAAATCCTCTCCTTCAGGAATAGGACAGTTTTCTATCCATTCCATCTTCTTTACCTTCCAAATTTCAGATAGGTAAGTAAATTCTCTATTATACCATTTCTTTATTATTTCAGATACATTCTCAAAAAGGTTTAACCTAAGAGAGACCTTCTTTCTTATATCCCATCTTATAAGAATATAGGTAAAATTTAAAAGAGTATGTATCTCCTGAATGTTATGAGGAGTGTATACCATTCCATCCAAATATGGAATTATTTTCTTCAATAATCCTACATTGCGAGTGGAAGTATATAGATAGAATTTTGAAATAGGTAAGCCTTGAGCTTTTTGTACAGCTTTAATACCCTCTATTAAAGTAATCAGGTATCTTACCTTTTTTATTGAACTCAAAGGTTCACCCCCAGTTATCATCACTTCTTCATAATCCCATCTATCCACTATAGGTAAAGTGTCAAAATTAAATTGCTTATTGCAACACATTGGGCAATTATTATGACACTTAGTAGTAACTAAAAGCCGTAATTTCTTATTTTTATCCATTGTTTCATTTTTAATCAGTGGTTCATATTCTATTTTCTTAGTTTTGGCTTTGGCTTTATCTTTTATTTTACTTCTTCTAGTTCTTCTAGGTTTTTTATAGAGTGTTTCAAAAAGGTTACTATTAAATGAGATATTTTCATTCATATATTCCAAAACTCTTTTTAAATCACTAGTAGTAAAAGGTCCATATTTCATATCTTACATTTATTAGTACCCCAACATGAGCTTTTAGCCCATAGGGGTACTCAAGGCTTTTTAGTCAGTTGTTCCACCAGGACTCGAACCTGGATTAACAGAACCAAAATCTGGAGTGCTGCCATTACACCATGGAACAATAATTAGTGTAAGTTCTACTATAACCTACACTATTATAAAGATACTTTATCTTTGAAGCAAATGGAATATACATTTTAACAGACTCACTACAAATATTAATAATAGTAGTATTAATCTTTATAGCTCTTGCGGGGTATTACCATTATCATCACCATCGTACCCCCACTTGGACTCGAACCAAGAACCTACTGCTTAGAAGGCAGTTGCTCTATCCAGCTGAGCTATGAGGGCATACAGGGTAGGACAATTAATGCCCTACCCTCACAACAAATACACAACAGATTTTTTTTGTGAATTGGGTAGGATAACTAAATGTCCTACCCTATCACGTTGTACGACGTAGAAAAATCACAAGTATGTTAATTCACATAGCTGTATGTATGTCCATTAAGAATTTGTTGAATAGTTCCTCTTGTGACATTGTACATTTCAGCTATCTTATACTGAGACAGACCTTGAGAATAAAGTTCTTTTATTCTTTTAATATCCTCATCCTCAAATCTTCCGTTCTTAGTATCTCTGCCTTTTGCAGGTATAAATAATCCCGTTGCTACTGCATGAGTAGTATTCTCTGAAAATGTAACCCATTCTAAATTATCTATCCTATTATCAGTTTTAATACCATTTTTATGATTGATAGTTGGAAGATTATCAGGATTGGGAATGTAAGCTTGGGCTATTAATCTATGCACAGAAAAAGTTTTACACTTTCCATCTATACTAAGATTTACAATCTTATAACCATTATTGTTCAGTCTTTCAGCAATTAGCCTTCTAGACTTAGAACTATAAATATGCCCATCTTCAGTAGCATAATAAAAAAGTATAATATGTCTCATAGTATCCCTAATAGGAATCGAACCTATATTTCTGCTTTAGGAGAGCGGTGCACTAATCCATTGTACTATAGGGACATAACTGTGGCAATGGTAAGTAGAGTATATATAATGGTACGGAACTATGATTCTGTGAAGTAACTCTACTAACAGCACACAGCTAAGAAATGGCTTTTAAAGATTCAGATTTACAAGACTATATCTGTAGTTTAGTCCCCCTTCCACAGGGGTAACTATTTCAATGAATCCCCAATTGAGGTCTTTCTGAATTCCTGTCGTAGTCCAATTACTATATTCTTCTAGAACTTTAAAGAACTGTTCCTTTGAACATTCTATTTGGTAGTAGTCAAGTGTCCAAGCACCATCAATTTGGATACTGTCACTGTCAGTATCTGCATATTCTATGATGAACATATCATCAATAGAAGCGTAGGTAAAGTCAATGACATTCTCAAAATAGATGCCCATAGGCACTATTTCAGGTTCACAATCCCCATAGTTCATTTCAGGGATGCTGGAGATATTAGGTTGCTTACAGCTGCAACCCAAGCACACAAGTGTTGCTAATACAAAGATAATCTTTTTCATTTTTAAGGGGTTTTTAATGAATCTATGATGGGGCTTAAGCCCTCAAAGCCTCACCTCTAATCTTCACCTCTTTAAAACATAGCCATTAGTATCTCACTAATGGATATTGATTTAAAGTGAAGGAAGCTATCTCATTCTTGGATTACTAAAGAAACTCAAGAACCATATTGGTTAGTTATATTATCTACACCTCAATTCTACTATTGTTCTTTACTCAAGTCCCCATCAGACACCCACCTTCTCTTATTATTATTTGTGTCCATCTTAGGATACTCAATCTTAGAAAGACTCTAGTAGGGAATCATCATTCTAGAGTGTAATACCTAAAAAGGCACAACTCTATTTAACACTATTATGCTAGGTCTATCTAATTACTTTTTCACCTAATGGGGTAAATAATGGCTTAAGAGAAAGGTTTTGCGATTATTTATATTCATTTATTTTTAATTTATAGTATGTCAGTGCAGGCAATCTACTTGGGAACGTTATTAGTAAGAAACATGAATTACTTTTTCTAATTCCTACACTCCATTCATATCCATGCTTTCCAAATAGGGTTATTCTATCACCAAACTTGTTGGTGAAAGAACTTCTTACTTTTTGCTCACATCTGTTTCTATGTAGTATTCTACCACACTTTGTTACTTTGTCTATCATGGTCTTGAAGGGGTTTTAGTTAATAAAGTGTAGAACATGTACATTGTTGTCTGTCTTCTTTAGATAATTGAAGAGTTTTCTTGCTCTTTTGTTGCTCATGGGAGTAGTCTCAACCATTGAGCCATCTTTTAAGATTGTTGTTATTTGTGACATAATTTTGGGGTTTTTATTGTTCTTTAATAATTTCTACAGGTTTTGTTGGATTCTATCAGGAAAAGAAGAGCTTTCTTTCTTTCAAGTTCTCTGATTATTCCATTCAGCTCTGTTATAGCTTTTGAGTATCTGCTATACTCTTTTCCTTCCCTTTCAGACCTAGTATTTTTTATTGTAGCAACCAAAGTCTTCAATGCATCAATATCAAGGTTATTGATTAAAGTGCTTAACTTAAGGGGATTTATGAATTCTAGTATAGTTTTCATTGTAGCCATATCTATAATGTGTTTGGAGTTTTTAATTATTAATATTTGTAGTCCTTACAGGATTCAAACCTGCAACCTTTTGATTCGTAATCAAATGCTCTATTCAATTGAGCTAAAGGACTATGGTCAAGGTTGAAACTTCGGCAAATACTCTATCTCCATACTCCTTGTATGGCGTAGTGGTTTCTTCAATCAGTTCATAATTATATCTATGTAGTACTCCATAGATACAATCAATCGAAATCTCTGTTTATTTACTAATAGCTATAGAGCTTGTCACGTTCACAAGATATGTCTACTTTCAAAATGCCTTGTACACTACTTAACCTTGGTGCACCTACTTGGATTTGAACCAAGATTCATAGCTCTTGACTATTGTTTTATCCATTTATTAAACTATAGGTGCATTTATTCCCTACTGTAAAGTGTAACAGTAGGAAATAGGAAATTTGTTGCCCGCTTAAAACCTTCTGGTATAGGAAACTAGCCCGCAACATAGATAGTTTTTTTAATAATGGGGAGCTAAATTGAATCGGTAAGTGGCAAGTGCTCTCAAGCAGTCGCAGACTTTAAATTTGAATTAGCTATACTTGTATGCCCCTTTCGAGTACTATACCCTTCTCATCCAGTTACAAGTATCAAAACTGGACAAAAACCTGACTATCTTCTATTACTCATCAGGATGGGAGTTAAATTCACATAGGTATTAGAGATTCGCGACTCTCTTGAAGACTATGTGTCCTTTGGTTATTCTAGAACTAACCTTAGGATTGTTGATTTTATTTTAACGGTTTATATTTCTTTAACCATTCCTCCGCTTTCTCATCAATCTGCTTTTGTATCTCTGCATTATGTTGAGCAATCCATTCTTCCAACTCCTCATAGGATTCAGTGTTAAACAATGTGTTTTCAGAAAACAATCTATCCCTTACTTCATAATAAGCATGGGGTTTCTTGTCTTCTCCAATCCTGAAGAAGGTGTATAATGCCCAATTGGTGCTAACAGTATTACTAGTTTCTGCTAGGTCTTCAGAATGAGCAAGGAAATTAATTTCTAAAGAATGTGCTCTTGTATTTAGTATTATTGTATGCTGTGCCATATTTGTTATATTTGTTGTGTTTATAAATTAACACCTATACCCAATCATGTCGCAAACTTTTAGCGGATTTGGGGAGATGCATGGTCAAGGCATTATAGGTGTTTGTTTATAGTCTTGTGACCAAATGAGACTATTTGTTTCTGGGCAGGATTACTACTCTATCCATAACTTGGTCTGTGTCCACTCTAAAGGCACAAATGATAATTCTCTTAGGTTCCTTCCACATTCTCATATAGAATTCTTTGGTATCCTTAAAGCCTAAAAGAGAATTATTGTGACCTCTGTTATGATGGTCATATTCCCATTTAAGGTTCATGAATTGCTTTTGGTCAATAACACAAATCCTAAATTTATGGGTGGATACTTTACCATTGAGCAATCTTATGTTGTTGATGGAATGCTGGAGGACTGAGTTAGTTCTATAGTTCTCTTGAAGATATTCAATAGTTTTATTGAACTCCTTCTTTTGTCTGATAATCCAACCCTTATATTGGTAATCTACATATACATCAAATACATTTCCATGAACTTCTGGGTCTAAATTATTGATGTATTCTTGTGCTGTATCTGAGAGCCAATTCCTATATTCAGAATATGTCTCACAATCCTGACTTAAATAGACTCTTGATGCATAAGAGTAACATATTCCATCTTGCCATTCATTTGGGCATAAAATATCTATGTGCATTGCTGTATGTGTTTGTTTGTTATTTGTTGTTTTCAGATACTAATTCTCAAGCTCTTCAGGAAGTATTTTTATTTTACTCCAACCACCTTTAGGAGTTTTAATATAGCAGAAAGTTCTGCCTTTATTTTCCCCTTTAGTAATGGTATGAGTATAAATTTCTCTTTTCTCACCACTCTTCAACTGGTAATAGTAACCAGTTGGCTGGTATGAAGAAGCTGAGGCTTTGGTAGTATTAGTAGAAGCAACCTTGAAGGTTTTATCATCCATTTTTACAACTTTTGTCTCTTTTTGAGGTTGCTCGGACACTCTGGTAGTCTGAGCTGTCTGACCCATTACAATGACACTCATGAGTATCAAAGTAATGAAGAAGATATATCTCTTCATTGTTTAAAGGTTATTATTATTTACAAAGTTCACACATTCTCTGTATAAGCCACAATATACGGCTTTCTTTGTGCTATTATTGATAACACGATAGATATTCATGTTATCCTCTTCACAGTAATAGTAGAACTTTACTGTGAAGTTTTTGGTTTTGCATTTCATTGTATGTTTATTTAGTGTATTATAATAGTGCATCTATTGGGAGTTGAACCCAAAATTACAGCTTTTTAGACTGTAAGTTTTACCATTAAACTATAGATACATTGCCTAAAAATGTTATAGAAAAGGGAATAAGTGTATTTGAATGGAGAGTTAAAAAGATGATTAAATGGGGGAAGAGATATAAGACAATCCTTATATCCTCCTCATAATCAACTATTTACTTACAATTTATAGTGATTATATTTATCTAATTAGCATATCTCTATATAAAGAATATGTCTTGTAAGTTCTCTATGTCTGACTTTAATTAGCTTAATATTTCTATAAATTGTAGAGGTAACTCCTACAATTCCCCATGATTGTACACAGAGAGTTGTAGGAGTTTGAATGGCATCAAAAGGCAAACCCCTCATTGCTGAGGGGTAGTTGCTTAGCGCAGCAAGCTGGCACCCATGCTAGCAATGCTGGGAGCACCTGTGCCAACTACCATCAAGCAGGGAACCCAGGTTGCACCGTTGTCCTTGGAGACTTCGGCAAACTTGAATTCGCTGATGTCTTTGCCTTCTTGCATGGCTTGGGCAGCCTTTGGACTAGCATAGCCAGTGATGTTGCCACAGGTGAAGAACACCTTGCCTGTTTGGGGATTCCGCTTGAGGTCAATGATGCTGTTGTTCTCGATGACAAGCTGACTTGCAGATTTGTTGTTGCGGCTGATGAGATTGTTTTGCATGTTGTTTTCCATGATGTTTAGTTTTTGAGATTGATAATTGATTAATTGACGTGACACCAGGGGCATGACCCGAGGAGCCGAAGGCTAGGGAGGGTATTGGGTGGCTATATCCCACACATACCAATAAACATCAAAAAAAATTTCAAAAAAAAAAATTAAAAAAAATTTATTTGATTTTCAAGTACTTGTATATTATTTTCAAAGTATTTTACTTTTTCATTTGGTTATGTCAAATATTTTTTGTATCTTTGCATTTGAATTTAATAGCCGATGGCAAGGAGTCAATTCACCTATTAAACTATAAGAGAGCACTTTATAAGGAAGCTAGGGTGACTGCACCAACTGTAAAAAGTAAAGGATATACAGAAGGGTAGAGGTAAGCAGTCCTTGGGATATGAGAGCAAGAGAAACCGCCCCTAGTTACACTGTAAAGGTTGTAGTGAAACTCTACAGCTAACCACCTACAGAAAGCTTAATCTGGTGGCTAGGTCTCTCCTTTGCTTAATAGTAAATGTGAATATAAGGAATATTCATAAAGTTGCCATAATTGTATCAACATGAAAAAGGTATGTGTATACATGAAAAGAATAGAAGGAGTTTAAGGAAAGAGGTATTATTACCTCTTCCTGACCATACAGAATCCATTGAAACAGATGGTCTTGAAGGAAGACTTTTTAGAGAATACTTTGAAAGAATGAGATACATGTGTAAAACTTATACACCATTGAATTACAAAATATAAATTTAATATATGCTTATAGCTTAAGTATTATTTTTGATAAAAGATGGACAATATTTTAAATATTAAAGGATTATCCATACAGGATATAATTGATTTAAACAAAGGGGTTAAATTTGTTAAAGTCCCTACTGAGGAGTTACTAAAACAAAGAGTAGGTTCCTATAGTTACTTAATATGAAAGCAGTTAAAATTGAATGGATAGATAGTTGTACTTCAGATATTAATTGGGTATTACTTGAAGATATTGATGAAGTAGAACCTATAAATATTACTACCTATGGTACAGTAATTAAAGAGACTGATGACTATATATGTATAGCACAGAACTATGGTAGTAATCCTGAACAGGTATGTAATATAACATCTATTCCTAAAGGATGTATAAAGAATATAATTGAATTAAAATGAATGAACAAACATTTATAGCACCTAATGGTATACAAGTGAAATTTGTAGTAAGTGAAGAAACTCAACCAGCTAGTTATCCTCCTGAATGGGAAATATGGCTAGGTAGTTTTACTGATATGGGCATGGAAGGTAGATATACTGACCCACAACTTTTAGGTAAGTACAGGGGTTGGAGTTTCCTTGATGCTGTATTAGAATGGTGGAAAGGTGAGGTTGAAAAGTATGGTTCATGGGAAGCCGCTGATAAAGCTCATGGTGGATTTAGCATTAACAAGAACAATAGACCTTGTTTGTGGGGTATAGGATTATACGACAATAAAAAAGATGCTTCAAAGTATTAATTATGAATTGGTCAGATTTATCAATGTCTCAACGCAGTGAATTGATGTCCATCTATTTAAAGAATGGTATTACTTCACTTGATGAGATGAAGAAACATTATAATAGCTTTGCTAAAGGAGGACTTGCTTCTCCATCATATCCACCTTTTAATAATACTCCTCAGAGAACTGATATATATGATAATGAAAAAAGAGCTAGAGGTAAATGGCATGTAGAGAATGCAAGAGGTAATCCTAATAGTGTAATTACAAGGGCCTTTAATGATGCAAAATCTAAAGGGCTTGATGATAACCAAGCATATGAGTATATTTTTGATGTAGCAAGTAGCAAAGGATGGACAAGAGGAGGGTCTGTAATATAAGAAAGAACTACACCTTATAAAGCTGATGTAAATAGTACTCCAGATAATACTTATGTTACAGAAAAACCACAAGTAGTACCCATACAGCCTCAATTTGTAGATTATGATAAGCATCAAGAAGAGAAGTTAAAATATAAAGCAGAAGAACAAGAAAGAGAACTACAAATTAGGAAAGATATTGCTACAGCAGCTAGTTTAGCAGGGGCTGCAATGGCTGATAAAAATCCTCTATTAGGTGCCATGTTACAAATACCAGATATTTACATGGATTGGCGTTATAGTAAATACCCAGCAGCTGAAACCTCATTTAATGGACTTTTGGAAACAATGGCTATTGCAGATAATAGTGTTATTGGTGATAAGGTAGAAAATGCATTATTTAAAATACCAAAATTTGGTAAATATCTTGGAGGTGGTTATCATCTATTTAGAGGACTTAATGATTATGGTATTCCTGTAGGTGTAACAAATGATGCAGTTGACCTCCTTACAGGAAAATCAGGAATAGAACATATTGGAGATGTATTAGAAGATAGTGATGAAGTAGCCGCAAATATGTTAAGAACTAACATTGCTAAATCAAATAATAGCTCTGCTATTAGTACGAAATAAATAACTATAATAAAACTCATTAATATGGCAGGAAAAGTTTATACAAACAGTAACAAGAATTGTTGGTTTACAGAAGATTTTTTAAAATCTTATGCAGAACATGTATTAAAACAACCTCTTACTGAAGAACTTTTAAACACTTGGGGATTAAAGCTTATAAAAGAAAAATAATTATGGAAACAACAGTATTTGTAGTAACATGTACAGATTTTATTGAAGAATACCCTAAAAAAGTGTTTTTTGATGAAGAAAAAGCAGTAAAATATAAAGAGGAAAACACTACAGAAGATAGAATTTACTACATTCATAAGTGTCCTTTAATTATTGATAATCAAAACCTTGAGAATCTATTAACTTTATTTAACAAATAAATATTTTATTATGTCAAAAAAAGTTTGTATCTTTGCATCAGATTTCAAAACAGAAATCAAGTGAACTTTGACATAGTGATACAGATTCAAATAGGAATGGAGAGTTAATTGCAGCGACCTGCAACACTGCCTTGAAAACAGTTGGTACAATAAAATGTATGGGGATTGACACCTCAGCTCTCCTCTATAAGTGGTTCCTACTTGCCTATGTATTTAATTTTAGAGGCTAAAGTGTGAGGTGGGCTGCTGCACCTAAACAGGCAGCAAACTGGAGAGTAAATTCTATAGGATAGGAACTAACCTGCTAAGTTATGTGAGGGTTACACCTTGAGTTTCGAGTACTCTGCTCTCCGCAATTTGGGGACATAGTGATAACGGTTAGCACAATAGCTTTGCAAGCTATAAGTTGGAGTTCGATTCTCCATGGCTCCACAATCAGTTTTATTTTCATAATGTTGATTAATTATGCAGTATAAATCATTTATACTGCTAAAAGGGTGCATAGCTCAATGGTAGAGCACTTGACTGTTAATCAAGGGGTTGGAGGTTCAAGTCCTCTTGTTCCCGCAATTAGGAGTATAGTTAAATGGTATAATAATGGTCTCCAAAACCATAGTTGGTAGTTCGATTCTATCTACTTCTGCAAGTAGCTTTGCAAGGGTTACTAATCAATTGGCTTGCAAACAATTGGTGCCTTGGTTCTGAAAGATATACTTATTGCAATGAGTTTATGTAATCAATGTAACTAAGAAGAGGTGAGATACCTAAAAGCAGGTAATTGAGTTTTCATACTCTAGCTCCTGCTTATATTGGCTCTTAGTTCAGTTGGTAGAACGCTTGACTGATATTCAAGAAGTCACTGGTTCGAATCCAGTAGAGCCAACCAAAGATAGGAGTACGCCAAAGTTGGAGAGTTGGGGCAGACTGTAAATCTGTTGTCTTAGGCTGAGAGGGTTCGATTCCCCCTACTCCTACTATGAGAACTGATATATTAGACAGAAGAGAGGAAATCCTTAAATGGATTAAGGAAGGGCAGTCAATAGCAGAAATAATAAGAAGATTGAACTGCAAGAGAGAAACATTCAAGAGTTACCTAATCCAAATGGGTATCACTTATAAAGGTAATCAAGGTGGGAAAGGTATAAAGGTAGACCCAAAGAGAAAGTCAGCTTTAGAAATATTAGCTAGCAGCTCCTTCTCTAATTCAGTAAAAAGAAAAAGATTGATTGAGGATGGAATCAAAGAAGCTAAATGTGAGTGTTGTGGTTTATCAGAATGGATGGGTAAACCAATCCCATTAGAACTTCATCACAAAGACTTTAATCATAACAACAATGATTTAGATAATGTAGCTATCTTATGCTCAAATTGTCACATGATAGCACACAACTATAATAATAACTCAAAGAGTTAATGGGGATATGGCGAAATTGGCATACGCGATACACTTAGGATGTATTTCTTAGGAGTGAGGGTTCGAGCCCCTCTTTCCCCACTAAAGATGTCCTTGTGGTGAAATAGGTAGACACAAGGGACTTAAAATCCCTCGCTTATGGCATGAGGGTTCGACTCCCTCCTTGGACACTATTAATTTTCTTTAATATGGCAAGCATTAAAATGACTAAAGATGAACAGCAGTGGCAAGCAGAAGATGATGCTAGAATCATTGAAAGATATAATGAAATTATCAATGATAAGCCTAGACTTAATAGGGCTATGAAAGCTGCTGAAAAACAGGTTGAAAACTTAACTGAAAGAGCTAAGGCTCTTAATAAAAGTATTACTGGAATTAAAACAAGAAAGTAATTAAGAAGCCTCTGTAATTCAATGGTAGAATGGCTGTTCTGTAATCAGCAAGTTGTGGGTTCAAATCCTATCAGAGGCTCAATGCAGCATTAGTATAATGGTTATTATTGCACCCTTCCAAGGTGAGGATATCAGTTCGATTCTGATATGCTGCTCTATTAGCAAGTAGAATTGGTATTCCATCCTGTCTCATAAGCAGGACTTCAGTGGTTCGATTCCACTACTTGCTACTAAAAATTTAATAAAATGGAGAAGAAGAAAAAATTAGATGTAATTAAAGCTTCTAATTTATCCTCTATTATAGAGGAACTTAATGAATTGGAAGTTCAAAAAGATGACCTACTTGGTATAAGTAGAGATGAAAATGCACTATATGTTGCAATATTTTATTGTTAAACTAAAACATTATGGAAGAGAAGAAACAAATTTTAACTGAGCCACTTTCTGAAGAAGAATTCAAAGAAAAAGCACAAGAATTGGCAACACAAAAACATCTTGCTAGAGAAAAAGCATTTCTACAAGACAATATTTTGTCCTTAAGGACATTTGAAGGAGTTAGTAAATTTAAGTCTATAAGAAGAGCTATTAGAAGAGGTCATGTATCTCTCTATGGTGATGTCTATCCAAAAAGACCTTTTTCAAATAGAAAAAGAGGAAAAGGTACTGCTACCTATAATAGGAGATTAGTTCATGCACAACTCAGAGCAAAAACAACTGAATAAAGAGGACTATAATAGACTTCCTGTCTATTATTGTAAACACTGTGGTTCATTAAAAATCATGACTGTTCCTGAAGGTATTGCATCAGATTATTGTGATGACTGTGGTTCTACAGATGTAGGTAAAACTACTATATTTGCATGGTTAGACTTACAAAAGACCACATTTAAACCTTTATATAGGGATAAACCTATAAGGAAATTTAACCCATTTAAAAATTATTAATAACATGTCAAATAAAATTGAAGAGAAGAAGAAACTTTCTTATGAAGAACTTGAAGCTTATGCACAGCAAACTACTGCTAGGGCAAAGCAAGTTTATGAGGAAAATATTAAGTTGAAGCAAGCTATGCAGGAGCTTGTATCTCAAAAGAATTATGCAGATGTAAAGCTTGCATTTAAAGTACTAGACCATACTGATAAATTTAGTCCTGAGTTTGTACAAAAGGTTATAGCTAGATTAGAAGTTATCTTGACTCCTCAAGAATCAGAGGAGTATACTATTGAAAAACCTGAGGAGGGAGAATAACTATGGCAGGATTAGAGAGGGTTAATAATTGTATTAGAATCCCTGTTACTTTGGATTATCAGTTCTTCAGGACTTTAGTTGAGTTCTTAGCCCCTCTCCATCATCTTACTAATAGAGAGCAGGATGTTCTAGCTTCATTACTTAAGAATAGATTTGAATTAAGTTACTCAATTAGTGATGAAGCTTTACTGGATAAAGTACTTATGAGTGAAGATATTAAAGCCAAAGTAAAAGAGGAATGTAATGTTTCTGATGCCTTTTTTCAAGTTATTCTAGGGAAATTAAGAAAGGAAAATGTAATTATAGATGGTAAAATTAATCCTTTACTTGTGCCTAAAAGATTAGACAAGACTAATAAATACTTCACGCTATTATTACTTTTTGAATTTAATGAAAAAAGCATTAAATGAATTATCCATAGAACTCAATATACCTATTGAAGAGTTAATAAAAATATATAAAGCTTATTGGAAGTTTGTTAAGTTTAATATAGAAAAATTACCTCTTAAAGAGGAATTAAATGAAGAAACTTTCAATAAGCTTAAAACTAATTTCAATATATCAAATCTTGGTAAATTATCATGCACATATCCAAGATATAAAATAGTAAAAGATTTAAATAGAAGAAGAGAAGATGCTAAACATAAAGAAAGTTAAACTCTTAGCTAACTATGTATTAGTTACTAAGAGAGAATATGATGGGGTGGAAAAGGAAAATGGAGTAGTTATTCCAAAAGGAAACCTTAAAGAATATCAAGAAGTTATAGCTGTTGGACCTATGGTCAGAACAGTTCAAGTAGGTGATTTAGTCTGTGTCAATCCTAAGAGATATGCAGTTTATAAGTATAAAAAAGACTCTATAAAAGGAGACATAGAAGAAATGCAAAAAGTCTTATCTTACAACTTTAATGTTATTAAAATGGATGGGGAACAGTACATGCTTATAACTGACCAAGATATAGACTTTGTAATTGAAGAATATGAGGAGAATAAGGAAGAGCAGAGCACTCTTATTCTTCCAAAAAATAAGATTATAACCTAAAACTAAGCCTACTTTAGTAGGCTTTTTCTATATATACATATGGTTAGACTTTTTAATTATGAAGGATATGAGGTGAATGTTGAGCCTGAAGCCCTTTTATTAATTCCCTTCAAGACCATTTGGGATAGAGATAATAGTAAGGGTAAAAATATGGCTAAACAGGAACTTGCATACATTTATTTTATGGCAGACCCAAGAAGTGATTATCAGTATCTAGTTGATGAAGAAGTTAGAGAAGCTGAAATTATTAAAGGTCTGGGTATGCCAGAGAACTGGAGACCTGATGAATCTGTAAAAAGAGCTCTAATATTTTATGCTAGCTTTAAACCTGTGTCAGCAGGATTATTAGAAGATACAAGGTATTTTATTAATGCATTTAGAAAACAATTAAGACGCAGAAGTGATGAGCTTGATGATATGGAAATGAAAGAGCTTAAAGAAGCTATGGCTATGATGAAACAAATACCTGGAATGGTGTCTGACTTAGACAATGCAGAGAGAACATTAAGTAAAGACCTTGTTGCTGAAGAAAAGGCTAGAGGCTCACAACAAAAAGCAATATTGGAAGATGAATAGTAATGATATAATAAATGCAGCAAACCACTTTTTAATGGATAAAAGAGTGCAATACCTCAATAACCTTAAAGGTCAATTTGTACTTAGAATAAAAACAGAAAACAAATTAGGTCAGTATAAAAGATACCTTTATGAAGTTTTCTTTATTAATAAAGTATTAACACCTTGTCTTGTAGGTACTGCAAGTCTTATTTTACCTACACAAGGAGGTCATGAAGAGGAAAATTATAGAGAAATGGATATACAACTAACTAAACTTATGTTCACTATATTAAATACAGAAGATTGGCTTGAACATTTTATATTAGGTGATTATGGACTTGATGGATAACTTTTATATACCTACTAATGAATATCAAACAGAAATTACTAAAGAGTTACTTGAAAGTCTTCCTGAGGAAGTAGCAGAACAGTTATTGGACTTTGTAACAAATGTACAATATATTAAGAACCTAATTAGTCCTAATAGAAAAAGGGCTAAAGATTTACCAAGGGATGATAAAGGTAGGATTATAGTAGATTTAACCAATCCTCATATTCTTGAGAATATGGATTACTTTAGACCTTCTGCAATACATTTTCAACAGCATGAATGTTATACTTTTCTAAGACCTAATCCAAATCCTAATAGTGAATTTAGGAAATGGATTGATGAAGAGAAAAGAAGATGCAGAGAGGGTTATGTAAGGGAAAGTGATGGAGAATGGGTTACAGGTTATATGTATTGGTACATGAATTATTGCCCTATTATGCTTACAAAAATTACTGAGGGTAAGAAGAAGGCAAGTAGAATTGAGGATTTTCCTGAAACATGGGAAGGTATTTATTTGAGATTTCATTACTTAGAACAAGCAAGAGAAGCTGGTAATCATGCTATTGAATTAGCAAGGCGTGGTGCCCACCCTTATACTGAAAGAGTGTTTACTCCACAAGGATGGAGATTATGGAAAGATATAAAAGTAGGTGATGAACTGTTTGATACTTTAGGTAATATTACAAGGGTTACTGATATTCCTTATGATAAGGAGGCTCCTTATTATAAAATAACATTAAGAGATGGTAGAGAAGTAATGGCTTCTGATGACCATCTATGGGTAATATATGAGGGTCATAAGACATATAAGCAATTGTTAAGTACTAAGGAACTTCTGACTAAATACAAGAAGCAAAGAAAATCAAGTGACAGAGTTCCATCAGGCATAGAATATAATTGTTTTATAATGAAAAACAATGGTGTAGAATTGCCTTATAAGAATACTCTTATAGACCCATATACCTTTGGTTTACTACTCGGTGATGGATGCTTCAGACATGAATCTTGTTATTATACACAAGCAGAAGAGGACATGAATGAAGAAAGGAATTATATACCATATCCTATAACCAAGTGGTCTTCTAAATGTGCCTATAGAATAGGCATCACTAATTGGAAACAAGTTATCTCTTCATATAATTTGTACTATATAAAGTCTGAAGATAAATTTATTCCAGATGAGTACAAGTATAATAGTAAAGAGGTAAGATTAAATATACTCAAAGGATTATTTGATAGTGATGGTCATATACATGGTGGAGTTCCTACTCTTAGTACTACCTCTGAAAGACTGAAAAACGATGTATTGGAGATTGCAAGAAGTCTAGGATATAATGTATCATATACAAAGCAAAAAGCAGGATATAAATGTAAAGGAGTATATAAAGAGTGTCTTCCTGTATACAGTATAAGTGTGTATGCGGGCTCTGAAATTTTTAATCTTTCCAGAAAGAAATGTAAGGTGCATTATAATAGTGGAAATGCCATGTCTAGGAGAGACAGGACATCTATTGTTAATATAGAGTATTTAGGTATTACCAAATGCAAATGTGTTACAGTGGATTCCCAAGATTCTTGTTATCTTATAGGTGATTTCATAACTACCCATAATTGTAGTAAGTCATATACTATTGCTTCAATGATGAGTAAAAATTTGATATTAGGTGAAAACTCTGAAGTATATAGAAGGGTAACATCAATTCTGACAGCACATCAAAAAGAATATTTAGCAGATAAAGATGGTACATTGTCTAAGTTTGAACCTATGATTAACTTTGTCTCAGAACATACTGAATTTCCTAGATTAAGACTAAGAAATTCTTCACAAGATATGTTTTGGCAAATGGGATACTTTGATGCCTATGGTAGAAAGAAAGGTTCATTAAATAGTGTGATGGGTGTATCATCAAAAGATGACTCAGGTAAATTAAGAGGTAAGAGAGGTTATATCTTCTTTGAAGAAATGGGTTCTTTCCCAAATCTTCTTGAAGTGTTTGATATTGTGAGACAAGGTATGGAAGAGGGTGATTATACTTATGGTCTAGCTTTCTTAGTAGGTACTGCTGCTGAGAAGGAATCTAACTTTGAATCAGCAAAAACTCTGCTTTATAATCCTAGAAGTAATAATATTTATGCTTTAAAAAATGTATATGATAAACCAAAACAAGGCAATGCAGAATTTGGTTATTTCTTCCCTGCTTATGTAAATAGAAAAGGATGCTATAACAAAGATGGTGTATCTGATGTAATTAAAGCTTTGGTACAAATACTTATGGCTAGGTATAATGCTAAATATAGTACAGACCCTAACCAAGTATTAAGGCTTATAGCAGAAATGCCTATTACACCAGCTGAGGCTATTATTAAAGTTAAAAATGCCTTCTTCCCTATTACAGCATTAACTGAAAGACTTCAGCAACTTGACTTAAATCCCAGAGCCTATGATGATATTGCAGTAGGTGATTTAATATTAGGTGCAGATGGTAATGTTAAGTTTGTTCCTGGTGGTCAACCTATTAGAAAATATGGTGTTGATAATACAACTTTGGGTGCCATAGAATTTTATGAAATGCCTAAGAAAGATTCAAGTGGAACTATACCAGCAGGAAGATATATAGTAGGACATGACCCTGTGGATAATGACCAAGCAGAATCAAGTTCATTGTCATCAACTTTTGTTTTTGACTTATTTACTGATAGAATAGTAGCTGAATATACAGGTAGACATCCACTTGCTGATGATAACTTTGAAACAGTAAGACTTTTGTGTTTATTTTATAATGCAAAATGCTTATATGAATCTAATAAAAAAGGTTTATTTCCATATTTTCAAAAGAAAAATTGTGTATATCTACTTGCAGAAACACCACAATATTTAAGAGATATACAACTTGTTAAGTATTCTGCATTTGGTTCTAATAAGTATGGTGTTAATGCAGGTGCTGCTATTAATAGTTATGCTAATGATAGAATACTTGAATGGCTTAAGAAAGAAATTACAGTAACTCTTATTGATGATGATGGTCATGAAACTGAAACTGTAATACCTCAATTGTATAATATTAAAAGTAGAGCTTTATTAGAGGAACTTATTGCATTTGACCCAATTAGAAACTTTGATAGAGTAAGAGCTCTAGGTATGGTAATGCTTTATAGAGAGGCAAAACTAATTGAGAATGGAGGCAGTTTTAGTGAAGTAAATATTAGGAAAGTTAATGGTTCTGATTTAGCACAGGATGATTATTTTACTAGAAACTATGATAGACGTTAATTTAAAAGGTATGCAGGAATAAGTATTTTACTTTTTTACTTGCATACCTTTTAAATTTTTCTTATCTTTGCATTTAAAATCGAAGGTTATGGATGTTACACAACTTGCAAAAAGTAAATATCATGGGAAGTTCCCACAACAACAAATACCCTATTCTAAAAAGAATAAGGTATGGCGTGTTGCATGTCTTGAGTGGGCTGATAGTAAGACCTTCTTTAATTATGCACCTGTAAGGAATTCTTCCATTCATAAGAAGATTAACTACGATTTATTTAATGGTATTCTTCATATGAATGACCTTGAAGCAGTTATAAATCCAGAGTATATTAAAGAAAAAGATGACCCAGCTCCTATACAACACTACCCAATACTCAATAGTAAACTGCAAGTACTCCGTGGTGAAGAGTCTAAAAGACTCTTTGACTTTAAAGTAGTTGTTACTAATCCAAACTCTATATCTGAGATTGAAGAGAATAAAAAGAATGCTGTATTACAGCAGCTTCAACAACTCATTGCTGACCAATCACAAGATGAAAATCAATTTAATCAGAAACTTGAGAAGATGTCTGATTATTTTACTTATGAGTGGCAGGATATGAGGGAAGTAAGAGCTAATAATCTTATCAATCACTACATCAAAGAATATAGTATGCCTCTTTTATTTAATAATGGATTTATGGATGCAGCTATTGTTGGTGAAGAGATATATCAAGTAGATATTAGAGGAGGTGAACCTATAGTAGAAAAACTTGACCCTCTTAAAGTCAGGGTATTCAAGTCTGGATATAGTAACAAAATTGAGGATGCAGATGTGATTATTATTGAAGATTATTGGTCTCCAGGTAAAATCATAGATACTTACTATGATGTTCTTAGTAAAAAAGATATTGAGTATATTGAGTCTGCTCCTGATAATACACATAGTGCTGAAGAAGTTGATGAACTTGGTAGGAGAGATGAGAGAAATGGGTTCATTAATGCTAATATGATTGATGATAGTATTAGCTGGGGTACAGCAGAAGATGGTAAAGATTATTTCTTTGACCCTCTAGGATTATTTTCAGATACTGTTGGAGATTTAATGCCCTTTGATACCAATGGTAATGTAAGAGTACTTAGAATGTATTGGAAGTCTAGAAGGAGAATTAAGAAGATTAAATCTTATGACCCTCAAACAGGAGAAGAACAATTTGCATTCTATTCTGAAAATTATGTACCTAATGAACAACTAGGTGAAGAAGAAGAGATTTACTATATTAATGAAGCTTGGGAAGGTACTAAAATTGGGGAGGAAATCTATGTAAATATGAGACCTAGAGTGGTTCAATATAATAGATTGAGTAATCCATCAAGATGCCATTTTGGTATTATAGGTAGTATTTACAATATTAACAATAATAAGCCTTATAGTCTTGTTGATATGGCAAAACCATACAATTATTTATATGATGCCATTCATGATAGACTTAATAAGATGATGGCTAAAAACTGGGGTAAGATTATAACCTTAGACTTAGCTAAAGTTCCTAAAGATTGGGAAATTGATAAATGGTTATATTTTGCCAGAAAAAATAACTTAGCTGTTATTGACTCTTTCAAAGAAGGTAATGTAGGAGCTTCTACAGGTAAGCTTGCAGGAGGACTTAATAATAATAGTTCAGGTGTTATAGATGCAGAGCTTGGAAACAGTATTCAGATGTATATCAATATGCTTGAATTCATCAAGATGAGTATGTCTGAAGTAATGGGTGTTACCAAGCAAAGAGAAGGTCAAGTCTCTAATAGAGAAACTGTAGGTGGCGTTGAAAGGGCTACATTACAATCTTCTCATATCACTGAGTGGATTTTTACAATTCATGAGGATGTTAAGAAAAGAGTTATTGAATGCCTCTTAGAGACCGCCAAGATAGCACTTAAAGGTAGAAGCAAGAAATTTCCTTATATTCTATCTGATGGTGCAGAAAGAATAGCTACAATAGATGGAGATGAATTTGCAGAAGCAGACTATGGATTAGTTGTAGATACAGGAAATGGTATTCAAAATTTAAATCAAAAACTTGAAATGCTTGCTCAAGCAGGTCTTCAAAATCAAATGATTTCATTCTCTACAGTTATGAAGCTATATAACTCAGCAAGTCTTATGGAGAAACAAAGACTTGTAGAAAAGGATGAAAGAGATATGAGAGAAAGACAAGCACAACAAGCTCAAATGGAGCAGCAGGCACAGCAAGAACAAATGCAAGCTAATGCACAATTAGAGCAAGCTAAACTTGAACAAGAAGATAGATTGAATCAAAGAGATAATGAAACTAAGCTTCTTATTGCAAATATACAGGCTCTTTCAAATAAAGATTCTGAGGGAGATGGTATTATTGAAGAAAATAATTCGGAAGAATTGTTAGAAAAAATTAGAGAATTTGATGCAAATCTACAACTTGAAAGAGATAAGATGAAGTCTACTGAAAGAATGAATAAAGAGAATAACCAAACAAAGCTTACTATAGCAAAAATGAAACCTAAAACAACTAGTAGCAAATGAATATTGAATTAAGTTTAAACAGTGACCTTAAGACAATTACTGTAGAAGTTACTGAAAGTGTTATAGATGTGCATCATATATATATAGACACTGATTTAACGTTTAATTGTAGTAATGGTCCTAATGATAATAAAAAAGCTTCAATTCCTGTAATTAGTACTCTAGATGAGGAAACAGGATTATATTATTTCACTAAGGTAGTTGGTTTAAATGATGTTTCTGTAAATGGGGCTCTTGTAGAAGCAGATATAAATAATAATATGTTTTTTGTTTATGTCCCCCTAGACACAGTGGAATCTGAATATGGGTTTGATTATATTTATAATGAGGAATATTTAAGAAATACTATATTTGATTCATTGTATAATGATATAACAAATGGTGTATGCTGCAATATAAATGATTATGCTATCCATTTACTGTTGCTGTATAATGCCTTTAATTTTGCAAGTTCCTACAAAGATAAAGTTCACTTTTGGCAAGAGATACATAGAACATCTACCAATATAGATACAAATTGTATGTGTAATGGATAAAGATATACTATTTACTGCTTTAAATAAATATTTTAGGACTCTTGAGATGGTTGGTTATATCAATAGTAAGGAAACTAAAAAACTCTTTATATTGACTTTTCTTAAGGAGTATATAGATAACCTTACTACCATGGATAATAGAGTCTATGAAGTATTTGAATGCTTATTTAAAGGCAGTTGTACAATTAACAAGAGATTAGGGTGTGTTACTATTACACATCATGGTGAAACACCAGAAGAGTGTTTTACTTATACATTTAGTTTTAATTTAGCATAATTTTATAAATATGGCTATAAATATTAACAAAAAAGAAGGTGATAAACTACATGCTGAAGAGTGGAATGAACTTGCTCAAGAAGTTATGGGTAAGCAGCCTAGACTAAACATTGTAGATGATTTAAACTCCGATAGCAGTGTAGATGTATTAAGTGCTAAGCAAGGTAAAGTTCTTGATGAAAAAATAAACAGTGCAACTAGTACTATTGAGGGTATCTCTGAGAAGGTAGATAAACTCCCTACAGGGTATTACTATGGTCAGTTTGATAGCGTCAGTGGTTTGCCTGATGTTAACCAATCAACTCAAAAAGGTTATGCCTATGTAGCTTCAGAAGACCCTTCTATATACTACATTTATTTATTTGAAGGAGAAGGTTCTTCTTGGGAAGATAGCGGTAATAAATTTGTTACTACTGTCTTAGAAGATGATTTATCTACTAAATCTGAAACTAAAGCTCCTACTACTAAAGTTGTTGCTGAAGGTATTGAAGATATTGATTTAATCTCAAATGTTAAGACTGGTTCCAAAGAGTTAGATACTACTCAGAAGTATAATGCTAATGCTAATATTAGTAATCGAATTGCTGATGTTGAAGTTGAGACTGGTGTTGTGAAGGCTCTTGGTTATAAGGTGCTGAATCCGAATTTGAGTTTTGCTGAGCAGGTTACTAGAGCAAATACTGTCTATGAAATTAAGGATAAATTTGATTTAGGAGGTAGTTGGCAAAGTATTGAATGTGATACAGCGTTTAGTAGAGTAATAAATGAGAGTGTAGAGAAAATCAAACTTTATCTGTGTGGTATCATTACAACAGTAAGCAGTATATCCTTAACTACAGGTCAAAAAATAATTTTTGAAAAAGGATTCTTTTTATTAGAAAAATTAGATAACGATGATAATTATTCAATATTAGCTGGTCCAAGTGAAGAAGAATATACAGCAAGTGAAGACATTACTGTGTATATTGCCCAATATGGATTTGGTGCATCTTGCAGATACTCTACAGATGACGGTGTAACATTTACTGGAATAAAGGCTATAAACAATAAGTATGCTTATATAGCATCGTCTTATTATGGGGCAACTGTTCAGTTTCTAAAGAATGAAACTATCTACCTTAGAGGTAATCAATATCTATTTAATTCTAATAATAAATTATTGCAACAAGGTGGTACTTATACTTTTAACAGTCAGCAAGAAGTTAAAATTGCTATGACTTATGAAGGAACAACCTCTTATTTTAAAGCTAATAAAATAAATATTCCACAAAATGTTGAATTATATTTCAATGGAGGCAAATTATTTAACGGTATTATTGAATCAAATAATGTCAAGATAACAACGTCTAGAAGATGTTTTGACAATGTATTTCTATCTAAAACATCAACTATCTATAATAATGAAATAAGATTATCTTGGTTTATTGATGAAAACCAAGAAGCCAGCGAAGTGATAACATCAATACTGGACACGTGTTGTAGAACACTTCTTAATGATGTCTATACGTTATATGTCTATAAACCTATTGTTGCTAGAGCATATTCAAAGACTATTTTAGGTGTAGTCACAGCGGGTGGTTTAGCATCAGTATCTGTACAATCAGCAAGACCTTCCCGATTGATTGTTGACGATGATAATTGGGATGCTAGAGGTTATTATGAAAATGCAATTTTAATTGCAGACCATTCTATAGAAATTAAAGATATACAATTTTATGGGAGTAAAAAGACTGTAATTTATAATACAAATTTCCCATTAAAAGTAGATTATGGCATTTATATACATGCACCTTTTTCAAACGCAATAAGTAACTGCTTAATAAATTATTGTGCAATTTCAGCAATAAGGCTCTGTGCAGTTGAAAGAGGAACAATTACTAATTGTTCTGCATATTATAATGGAGCATTTATTATAGCTATACCATACAAACTGAATAAAGCAAATCCGTTTCAGTTAAATATTGGAGCAGGTGAAGGTGGAAATCCTATCTCCATGCTAAGAGTTAGTAATAACTATACCGTTTTTAATAATTACGGAATTCTTGTAGTTCCTGGGTCTGATGTTCATATAGAGAAGAATTGTATTAGTTACACATCGCTATCTGCCATATATGTTCTAAATACCTACCTTACAGTAAATATAAAAGAAAACTATTTTGAAGGGTGTGGAAGCTCAGCATTTTGGTTAGATGAAAATGGGTGGAGTGGCGATGCTATATCACATTTTTCAAGTATGTGTGCCAAAATAGCACAACCTCATAGAAGTGAATACGGTACTTATGCATCTGCTGGATGGGGTATGGGATGTTACACTGGAAATGATAAATACATTAGAGCAGTCATTACTTTATTATCAGAAAGTCCAACTCTTCATGGAAAGGTGTCTATTCAAGATAATGAATTTTCTTTTAATTTTCTTAGGTCTTCATTAAATAGTGGAATCAATTTTAATAATACCACTATTGGTGTGGATGCTGCCATTTTTATTAGTACAGAAGCTACCGTAATTGGTGCTTGTGGTATGACAACAGCAAAAGAGAGGGCACCTTATTGGCTTGTAGTTTCTGGCGGCAACTATTCAATTCCAACTTCACCAATGGATTTAGTTGTTACCGATTTGCCTCCTGTTTTTAAAGACAAAAATACTTGGTTTTATACAAGAGGTGCCAATAGCAGTCTTCCAATTAATGTAAATGGCTTACCAACATCTTTAGTTAATCCAAATTGTAAAGAAATTTTTACGAATGTAAGGAGTGCATTCTATGCATATGTGTCAACTACAGCTTTAGGAAATATTAATGAAATATGTTCTTTTTACAAAGAACTAGATGGTAAGAAATATTATTCTTTTCCTTCATACACCTATGGTACTAGTACAGTAAAAGGTGTTGGCTTCAAATTACCTTGGACTATTTTTAATAATGGTCCAAGAATAGTTGAAATAACTATATTGAATGAATCAAATACTGATGTTTCAACTATTAATGGGTCATTGTGTTATTTTACCAGCTCCTCGTCAAAAGCAATGTTACCAACAAGTGTTTTTTATTTTAAATATGCAAAAGTTAGTAAAGGTAGTAAGAATACATATTATTTTTTCCTCTCACCTGATTTATTCTTTGGTATAGATAATATAACAGATATTCAACTTGAGATTTCTACTGGAAATTATGATGATATTTATTTTTCAATCCCAACAATGAGATTTGTAGGGGAAGGAAACGTAAATGACTTAAGTTTTGAAGGTCTTGACGAGTATGGGTATTTAAAATATGGTAATAGTGAAGACAGACCAACAGTAAGCTCTAACATTGCAAAACCAATATCATACTATGATATGACGTTGAATAAAAAAATTTATTGGAATGGGTCATATTGGGCAGATGCTATGGGAAAACCTACAGAATTGCAAGTGTCTGATACATCTATTTTGATTGGTGCTGCTGCTGATAGTACTAAAGATGTTTCAGTGTATTATGGTGGAACTACAGCTCCGACAATAAGTATACTTAATTCCGATGATACCCCTTGCACTTGGCTAACAGGTACTCCAGACCCATTTACAGGAAATACTTTAACATTAACTGCTACTACTGCTAATACAGATTCTAATCCAAGAGGTTGTAAGGTTGTTGTCACTCTTGGAAATGAAGAAAAGATTATCAATGTTGTACAAAATTATTTGACTACTTAATGTTTAACAATTAAAAATTAAAATATATGGCTAAAGTTAAAAGTTTAGAAGAGTGCATCCTTGAACTGGATGGAGTAAGAAAATGTGCTTTCTGTGGTGCTGAACTTGCAGAAGGAGAAGTTTGTACTTGTAATAAGTACAAATTAGTTCTTAGAAATCTCGAATTAATTGGCAATGCCAATGATGCTATTGCCAGATACGAGAACACTAAGGAAGAGCTTTATGGCAGAATGCCTGAACCTTCCTATGAAATAAGAGAGGCTATAGTGGCAGTACCTCCTACTCCAGAACCTCCTGCTGAGAATGATGGCGGAGAAAACACAGAAGGAGGTGAGTAATTATGACTTACAAAGAAGAAACTTTTGTACTCAGGACTCTTAAAGAACTCAAAGAATTCATTGAGGGTTCTGAGTATAAAAGACTTATAAAAGAAACTCACGAAAACAATATAATGTTGAAAAAGTTATTAGCTATTGAATATTCTAAAATAAGGAATCATCATAAAGAGAATGAGGATGACTTTGGTAGAAACATATTAGCTAATATTTTAAGTAATATACCTGATTTAAAAAGATTAATGTAATGGATACGGCTACTAAAAGTTCAAATAAAAAGAGTAGTCCTAAGAGACCCAGACCTACAACTCGTAAAGCAGGTACAGTAGGAAGAGGTTATGGAAAAGGTGGAAAACTCTGTAAGTAAAGATTTGTATAAGGTATTTCTCTTAATTTTAAGGGGAATACCTTATATTATAGCAATATGTTATGTAGTGTTTACAGCTGCTTTTTATTTTGGTCTAGAATTAAATGTTATAGGCTATATAGGTAGTTGTTCAATTATGACATGGATATTCTTATATGTAAGTAGTTTTGTATTCAAATTCTGTAAATATCATAGAACACCATTGTATTATGTACTCTTAAATGATATAATAAATGTTATAGACACTTATACTGGATTTACTTATACAGATTTTAATAAAAGAAAAAGTATAGTTGGAATATCTCCTACATCAAATCAAGAACAATTCTTAAACACTATAGTGCATGAAGCAAAACATATTCAATCTCATATTT